TTATATGGTGGGTTTTAAAAAAGTTTAATTAAATAATTTACTAACGAATTTATGAATTGTGCCTATAAATATGTTAGGTTCATATCTTCCCCATAACATATCTTCATCCATGCTTTCCATCCACTTATAAAGTGGCGTAGCTATATAAAGCAGATCCCAATTTGTAACTTGGAAATATTTACGATCGGCATTATTGGGTAACCTAAACTCAAATGAGAATAATGAATAAGGTCTAAAATCTTTTATGATTTCTGCTATAGTAATTCCCCAACATCCATCATTATCATGTAGATCGATTGACATTAAATTAAATTTAAGATTCCATCTATGAGTTTTCCACTCTATTTTTTGCAATAATTTCATTCTTCTAATTTATAAAGTAATTTTAATAATTCACTATAAATACCTTCGCATGATTCATTGTAAAAAACAATGTCCATCCATTCTTTTGATATAATGTATTTGCTATCTAAGTATTGACCGAATCTCAAATCATCTGAGTTTCTTCCATCTCCGTTCTCTAGCGACCAATTGAGATATTCTCCATTAAGTCTACTGTATGTTAGTTGCATGTTGTTTGTTTCTAATGAGGGTATATCTTTTGAAGATTCATTCCACATATCATCCCAGAAAATCATATCTTCACCCATTCTCTACTATATAAGTTGTTTCTACTTCCGGATCTTCGATTACATGTACTATACGTGGTACGGGTGCTCCGTTATCTTCTAAGATACTACATACTCTGTTATAAACAGATTTAGGTATACAACCATTGATCCCAGAACTAAGATCGCCAGGAACATCTAGGATGCTCTCAATGTATTTGTATATAAAGTCCTTATTGTTCATATGATTCATCTTCAAGTTTGTCTAAGTCAATTAGACGATTAGGTTTAAAATAGTTTTCTTCAAAACGTTGTTTCTTCTTTTTAAAGTTGATACTACGTTTACGATCTTCAGGATCATGTTCAATACGCGATGATTTGCGCTTTTTCATTGTTACTCTATTTAGTGTTTGGTTTCTTTTGGCCATTTAGTATCTGAATACTCAAATGGTGAATCGAATGTAGATGTTTGACAATAAATTGGAGGAGGTGTACCTGAATCATCTTTATACCAATACGGTGGTGTTTGGATAGGATTCATAGGCATAATTGGATTAAAATTAACAGGTTCTTTTAAAAGAATAATAGCCTCATCTGTTGATATTGGACCATCTCTATGTAGATCTGAAATATCTTGAATATATTCATCCTTCTTATTTAGGATTCTATCAGCACACGCTATTACAATGTGCCCTTGTTCTAATAATCTTTTAACTATTGATTCTTTTGTCATCATTTGATAATTTAATAGTTATACATTAATAGTTTTAAACTGTTTCATTAATTTTTTCAAATGCGTGTTTTGGTTTTATAAACTCATTCAGAGCTTTACCTTGTGATTCTGCACTTTCAAATAATAAAAAATCTTCAAGTGACACATCTTCATAAACATATGTTGCAAAATTAAAATGTACAGTTAAGTCTTTGGTTGTGAAATTATAAGCTGCGTGTGATATTGTTGACGAGTTATAATAAGAAGTTGTAGATGTTCGCATATTAAATGTATTTAAACATTATACATGTATTGTAAAAAAGGTTTCAATTATTATCTTCCACCACCCATATTGTTGCTACCCTTGATTGCATTAATTGAACTTCTATCTAATGTAACTTTCATGGTATCTGGGAACTTAATAGAAGGTGTTGAAGATGAGCTACTAGAACTACTAGAAGAACCTCCTCCAGTTAAACCTACGGCATCTGTCACTTTATTTATAAGACCTCTATTATCTTCTGCACCTTCGGTTACAGATGTTTTGAATTGTTCTATCATCTCTGCTAAGTTTTCTAAAGCTTCTTCTAAAGATTCACCCATTGTTGCAAGTATATCGCTAGGTGCTCCTCCGTTTGCTAATACACCAAGTGCTTCAAACATTGTTCTTGCTTCTATTAATTTAGCCATGTCCATAGAATTAATAGCGCTAGATATTTCTGGCATTGCTGATCCTGTTTTTGTAATATTCCCGCCAATAGCATTCCAAAGTTCAGTTTGTGCTTCGTATCCTGCAATTGGCCTAATAAAACTAACAGGTCCTATAAATAAATCTTTCCATACTGTTAGGTTTTCTGCATTTGCACCTGTAATCGCAGAAGAAATTGCAGTAGATGCCGCTCCTATTTTTTGATAAGAGGATCCAACCGCAGAAAATAAAGTTGTTCTTGCAGTTAATGTACCTGGATCAACATCCATGCTTCCACCGTATATTCCAGTAAATGCAGATAGTTGTTCGCTATCTGTTGTATTAAGTGCTCCAACTATAGTTGGAATAGCCGTGGCCATTTTTAAATAAGCAGACGATAAAACTCTAAACATTTTATTTTTAGCTTCTAACATGTCAGGTGGCGTAGAGCCTCCAAAAACATTTGCGAATGCTATACCCTTTTCTGTTGTAAATTTAGAAAGCGAATCAACAATTGGAGGAATAGCAGTACTAAGTTTAGTGTACATTGATCCTATTTCTCTAATTAAATCCCTTTTTACTGATATTACTGCGATGTCTTGTTCTCCTCCCGTAATAGCATCTATCATTCCTTGAATAGTAGCTTTAAGAACCTCTACATCCGTTATTTTAGAAGTTATTTTAAGAGCATCTTCTACTGTAGATGCTAATCCAGAATATGGCTCACCTAACATTGTTGCTATTTCTATACCCTTTTCAAATGAGCTACTAGTAAACCATCCGCCATCTTTGTTTGTGTCTCCTGCTCCAATTTCTTCAAATACTCCACTCAACCCTTTAATTAATGCTTTAGTGTTTTTCGATAACTTTTGAACAAGTGTCCCAACATCCCCAATAGATTTATATCCAGTAGCTTTACCATCCTTATCATATCCGGTTGGGAATTTAAGATTTGCCATGGCTTGTACACCATTTGCTAAATTAAAAAGAGGATCGCCCATTTGTTTAACAACATTAATCCCTTTTTCATAAGTAGAACTTGAAAACCATGAGCTACCCTGTGCTGCTTTATCATTTCCTACTTCTGAAAACACCGCACTTAAACCTCTTACTATTTCCCTTGTATTAGCGATCAAAGCTGGAACTGCGGTTTTTAAATCAATAGTTTGAAAACCTGTTGGATTTCCGTCTTTATCAAATCCTGTAGGGAATTTAAGCATTGCCATTGCTTGTACGCCCTTAGCAATTCCTGTTAATGCAGTTCCCATACCGCTAACTGCCGAAATACCTTGTGCAACTACTGATTGACCTGATGTATCTCCTGTTAATGCACTCAAGAATGATCCTCCACCGCCTGGATATTTTGTACCAACTTCTGCAAATGTATCTGCGAGTGCTGATGTAATCAAGCGCATATTAACTGATAACGAAGGTAGATCTATATCGTCTAATATCCCAGAAAATGCTTTAATACCACCTGCGATGGCTATCATTGCAGTTCCTGCTAGTAATAAAACTGGAGCACCGGTCATGATTCCATAAATTGACAATGGATTCAACGACATACCGTCTGCGATGGCATCCATTGCTGTTTCGAAATTAGTTTTCTTACCACCAAAGAATCCTCTTTCACCTGACCAATCAAAGGCTTTACCACCCTTTTGACTAAGAGTACCTAATGATTTAAAATCTAATAAACTTAAAAGTGCTAACGCTCCTGCTAAAACTATAGTTGCAGCTCCTGCTATTAACATTGCAGCTGCTCCTAATATTATCAATGGTGATGCAAGACCCGCCGCTGCGAATACAACAGCTAATCCTCCAATTATTAAACCTGCCATTAACGCATTATCAGGTTTAACATTTTCAGTTGCCTTCATTAATAAAAAGATTCCAGGTCCTAGAACAATTAAAGAGACTCCAACCGCTGTCATAGCTACGGCCCCGAGCAATATTAAAGGAGATGCTAGACCAATTATTGCGTATTCAACTGCGAGTCCAGCTATTACTAATCCAATTTTTATTACTTGATCTAGAGAAGGTATTGTTGACATAAATACCATTAAACCTATTCCTAGAGATATCATAGAAAGACCTACGATTAACATAGCAGCTGCACCTAATGCTATATTTACTCCTGCAAGACCTATGACTCCAAATACTAAAGCTAAGCCTCCAATTAATAGTAACATTTTTAGAGCTTCTTTTCCTGAAGGAACTGCATTGTTTAACATTTTAACTCCAAATGATAAAACTATCAAAGAAAGACCCGCAAGTGCCATGGCTCCTGCGCCTTTCATAATTGAAGATGCGCCGGCGCCTATGATTGTAAAAACTAATCCAATCCCAGCAGTTATCAATAATATTTTAGCAACTTCTTTCCATCCCACCATACCGATCATTAATGATGATAGAACTATTGAAATAGTAATTGCAAGTATAGCGCCTGCAGCTGCCATTAATGCAAAGGCAGTTTTGCGCATTGCTTTATCAATCTGCATCTTATCTAATAGCCAAAACAAGCCTGCTACTAATAAAACTACACCTATTGTTTTAGCAACACCAACTGCTCCTAAAGAACTTACTATTAATGACGATAAAACCAATGCAACTGTAACCGAAAGTATCGCTCCAGCTGCCATTATAAGCGCTCGTGAAGTTTTGCGCATTGATTTATCAATCTGCATTTTATCTATCAACCAGAATATTCCGGCGATACCTAATATTACTAAACCAGCAGTGGCAAGCCCCTTTAGTATGAATGGTGTTAAAAGTCCTATTAATATTAATGTAAGTGAGACTGTAAATAATCCTAATGCTAATTTTGTGAGCATTTTGCCCATTTTGCCTAGACTCTTACTTACTCCCATTTTATCTAGTATCATGCCAATTACAGCAAATCCTAGAAGTACAGCGCCGGCAACTAACATACCCTTTAATATTTGAGGTGTTAATAATGCCATTAAGACTAAACTTACAGATAACAACAATAAAGCTTTACCTATATCACCTAGTATGAGTATATTTTTAAGAGCTTTCTTGTCTAGTTTTTTAGTGGCAAACATTAAACCCTTAATCATCAACCATAACATTGGAACCCATATCAGTGACGCAACTCCAGCGACTAATAATAAAGGTGTTGCCAAAATCATTGTGGCCGCGAATTTAAGAATTGAATAACCTATATCTGCTAATGCTAATAAACCATTAGTCAACGCCTCCATTTTAAGTTTTAGCTCTTTACCATCAGGCGCTCTATCTAAAGCATCTATAATAACACCTAAACCTAGTCCAATTGGTTTTAATGAACCAGCAGTAATTCTAAGAACTAATGCTTCTTTAACAGAAACAGTTCCCTTTCCTCCCTTTCCTCCGGCATCTAATGCTTTACAAAGTTCATCTATTTTTGTATATAAGTCACCACCTACTGAAACTGAGGCTGCAGTTTGACCAGTATTAATAGCTACTTGTTCAATTGATTTATTTGAAGCTCCCATTCTTTCAAATGCGCTTGCTAAAAATGGTGGTATCAGATTGGCCAATGTATATTTGTGTTATTTTTTTAGCATAAAACAAACGCTACCATGTGTAGCGTTTGTCTATACTCTTTATATATCTTTAAAATTTAGGCATCTTCATAGAAGGTGCTTTCATTGATGGGACCTTAGGCATCGCAGGCGTTTTCATTTGTGAGCTCATTTGACTCTGTTGTTGCGCCTGTTGTTCTTCTTGGTCCTTATTCTGATTATTCTTCTCTTTAATGTATTCCGAAAGATTCTTTAAGTAATAGTGAAATTCATAATAAAACATATTCTCTATTTCTGACGGTTGCATTCTGAGATGTATGCCCAGATAGAACTTTGTCTTAAAGTAATTCTCCAGCGAGATCTGAAATAATGAAAAGACTTTTGATGCCACCTGGGAAATCAAGAGGGGCTTTTGCGATCTCCCCGTCGAATTCCATTTCAAGTGTAGTTTCAACTCCAATTTTCATTTTCTCAGCTAGTCTATATATTACCATAAACTTTTTCTGATCCCATGCTTTATAATCTACTTCCAAACTAAATATCTTTGGTAAGTTCAATTGTCTCCAATCTGGCGTGATATAAGGTAATACCTGAATAAAAGCTTTGTCAAATTCAATTTCTTTTTCTTGACGATCTTTTAGATATTTGGTTATTTCTTGCATAACACCGATAGAAGGTGGACGCATGTTAACTTCTCCAGCAGATCTAGTTTTAATAAGGTACATTCTATCTTTAGAACTATAATATCCTTCTATTTCTGTTGGTACTTGTGTAGCAACTAAATACCTAGAGGCCAATTCGATGTCAACCGCTTGTTTAGAGTGTTCAGTTTTTCCCTTAAGAATTAATTTATTCTCTGGTTCTGGGAAAGTAAGATCTCTAATAGATAATAAAAGAACAATTCTGTCTTCTTCTAAAATATCTTTGTAAGACATTCTTTTATCTCCTAATGTAATCTGTGTACACATTTCTACGATATGGTTAAGTTTTTCTTCCATATCAATATAGTTGTTCTCATCCATTGTTGAGAAGTGTCTAATTTCAGAAGCTCTAGCAGATCTGATTTTAATTACACAATCTCTTGGATAGAATTTACCTTTAGATGGTAATTCTTCTTGATCAAGAACCATCCATCCTAAGAATTGATCCGCGGATCTTTCAGGTCTTGCTTGTCCAAAATTATCCATGCTAACTTTTCCAAGTCCTTTGGATTCTACTGCATCTAGCATTTCTGCTGATACATCTTCAACTGCTTGAGTTTCTACTGGTTGATTGATATCATCTTTCGCTTCCAGTATCCTTTTTGCAGCTTCTTCTTTTTTGTTTAATTCGTCGCTCATGTTGTTTACTATTTAAGGTTTTTTACTTTATTTTTAATATATGACTGTTGTTCACTTAGTTTTAAACTTAACTCTTTTTTTATTAAGTCTCTGATCCATGAACTAACAGAAACTGGTCTAGTCTCAGTGTCTATCGCGTCGTTTAAGATACAACGATTAACAGAGCCTACTTCATCTTCCGTAAGAAGAACTTGAAGTTTTTTTGTTAATTTGTGGTTATTCATAATAATTTGATATGTTAATAATATATTATATTTATCTTGCAAAAAATAAGAAGATGCTATATGCACCTTCTTATTTAGGGTTGTGTGTTTAGTTTACTTCTTCAGCGTACACATCAGATCTCCAAGTGATCTCTAATGATTGTACATCTCCTGAACTGTAATCTAATGCATCTGTAAATCCAAGACCTGAAGTAATGAAACAATCATCAAGTGTTACCTTTCTGAATATATCACCTTCTCTGTTAAATTGTACAATTACAATAGTTCCTACGTAATTCTTTTTCAAGCCCATTTCACCAGTTTCTGGATTATATTGTGCTCTGTACCATTGGCGTAATGTTTTGTATAAATACGCTTGGTTAGAATCGTTTAAGTTCAACGAAAAGTTAACTGTTACATCGATTGAAGTATTGTCTACTGTACCAGCAAATGATCTAGTAGCAAATTTATACTTTTGTTCGATTGCAGAAACCTCTTTGTGTAGACCTGCAAGACCTGAAATTGTATTTACATGTTGTAATAACAACTCTTGTCCTGTAACGCCATCCGGTGGTAAAATAGTTACCTCAAATAGGTTAGCCTGTACTGGTTCGAAGTTCTTACCTTTCTTTTGTGTTTGATCTTCTGAATAATGTGGTAAAGCCATAATGTTTATGTGTTTATTTTATATATCTTATTTTGTTATGCAAAGTTTCCAGTTGCTATTTCTCCTGTGTTCAAGATAGTTACTCTCGATACTAAGATTTCAAGTCCTTTAACTGGCTCAACAAATGTATCTAAAATACCCATGTTATTATCGATTACTTCGTTAGTGTTGTTAGATCCGTCCATAACGTTTCTATAATCATATACACCTCCGTCTTTCTTTACTGATTCCATAAATGAATCTGATAAAGTTTTAATCTCTAATCTTGTTTGCGCGTTGTTGAACTCGAATAAATAGTTTTTCAAGATTTCTGCTAAACCGTCTTCAATATAGATCATCGCTTCTCTTACGTGAGCAGAAGATAATGCTGATTGAATTGATTGCTGTGCAGTTTTATTACCTTTAATAGTCAAACCAACGCCTCTTTCGAATACAATTGGGTTAATACCAAATGGCTCTAAATAATCTCTATCATTCTTATCGAATGCAAATTCTAGACCTTGTACACCTGTACCACCTACAACACCTCTTCTTGGTCCTGCAATGATAGACCATGGTAATGCGTCTAAATATTTATCGATATAGTTGTTAGATACGTATGCTGCTGGTGGAATAACCTTAGATCTACCATTTTCTAATACATTAAGTCCTGGTGAATAGTAGAAACCGAAGTTTGCACCTTCATTAAGACTTGGCAATGTGTAGATTGCAGTAGGATTAAGTTCTAAATTACCACCTGAAGCTACTAATCTAGTTTCAAATGATCCAGTGTTTGCATCTTTAAAAGAAGGGTTCGTTGCTGCTTTAAATTCTTTCACCATAGGTGCGTTAAGAATTGCAGAAGCATTTTGTCTTTCTTTACAAAGTTGAGTAATTTCTTCCTTGTTAATAATACCTCCATTTTCTAATGATCCAAATGTATCAACTACATATCTGAATGTTATTGCATCTTTATCAACTAACGTGTTTGATAAACCATTACCTGGTTTTAACTGAGTTAATAATTCAGCAATAGACTTATCTGTCTGTGTTGCTGCCGCTAATGGGAACATTGTATAAGTAGTAGTACTTTCTTCATATCTTTTAAGAGCGTATTCAGGTCTTACTGAAACTGGTCTGTGACATTCAAATGTATAGATGTTAGATCCATCTGAAACAGTTTTAATAATTCTTTTAATTCTTGCTAATTTACCGCCATCTGCTGGGATGTACATTCCTACTGAAACGTCAGACCAATCAAATGTATCATTTACTAATGTAGCAGATAATTTAAATTGACCAGCTCCTACTGCACTAAATGAATAGTTATTAGCTAGTGTTGGTAACATTACCGCTCTAGAGTTAGGTTCTATTGTAGTAAATTCTAGAGTTGCAGATGCCGCTCTAGTAAATGCTGTGATTGAAACTGCTGATGCAGTAGCATACTGTGCACTAAATGAATCTCCACCGGCAGCAGTAATTTTTACAACATTAATAGATCCGTTATTAAATAATTCTGTTACTGTAGAAATTGCCACATATTCTCCACTGCTAGCACCTTCTAAGAAAGATCCGGCTATTAAAGAACCTGCAGTAAGTAGTTTACCTGCAACATCTCCTCCAACTTCTGGACATGCAATAAAAATATCTCCGTCAACTACTGTTATTGCTCCAGCATGGAAAGATGCTGCAGTTCCAGCCGCAAAGCTTTCATATGTTGGAGTGTTAATTGCCTTTGTTGTTTTAATAACAACATCAGAACCGTCTTGACTGATATTTTCAATTGGAGTATATTCTCCATCAATAGATGCTTTTAAGAATCCTGTATCTGAAACACCTGCAAGAGTTAAATCACTCACTGTAGCTGCTTTAATTAGTAATTCATCACCTGTAACTTCCATTACTCTAGAGAATGCAATAGCTTCAGGAGTTGCATCTTGTTCAACTCTATGAGAAAGAACTTTATAATCTTGATAGATGTCAAAGTTAGTTCCTACAAAATCAATTGTATCTAATGCTTCTTCATTAATTGCACAGAATAAACCTGTTCTTCTAGCTTCTAAGTTAATTAAAGTCTCAATGTATAATTGACGACCTTCTTGATCTTGGAATTCAGGAATAACTGATCCAGAATATTGTGCAATTAAACTAACTTCTCTTAATGCTGTGAATTTAGCTAATTGATCTCTGAATAAACCTTTTTCATTAAAGAAACCTCCGTAAGTTGGGTCATTGTTTAAAATCGTAGCATCATAAGATCCTTTGAATACAAATACGTCTACCATATAGTCAGACACGTATTCTAGATCTTCGATACCTTCAGGTACATTACCTTCACCGTACCATTCTCTTGCTGTCATGTTAAAACCATCAGTGTTAGCTGCTTGTCTTACAATAACTGAAATAGGTTCTTGTTTAATGTTTGCAAATGTAATTGCATTGTTTGAATCATCAGCGGTGTTTCCTGCTGCTGATAATGTTTTAATATCAGAAGGAACCCAAAATTTATCAGTATCAAATATACTACTATATTGAACTGATGCTGTTTTAGCTGCTAAACCTTCTTGCGAAGAATTTGTAGCTGGAGATACCATTGCCACTCTATCTGCGGCATCTGCTGCAGTTAGATTTAAAGCTAATATCGGTCCTCTTGAAAGAGTTTCGATACAAGATCGGTGGAAGTACATTCCTTTCTTTTCTAAAGATTTGTCAATACCACCAAAAACTTGAGTAAATTGCTCGATGTTTTCGATAAATACCGGAGTGTTGTATGGACCTTTTTTAGATCTACCAACAACCAATCTGATAGTTTCAGCTGGGATGTTTACCGTTTGTGATTTGTCAAACTCTAAGCGATATACGCCTGAGCTCTTGAACTGTAATAATTGAGGACTTAATGCCATAGTTGTTCTTATTTATTTTTTTTACTTTTATTATATATCTACTCTTATTTCCAAATTTGTTTAGATTAGATCATATATATCATATTGTAGATCTCCATCTGTTGCACTATCTTTGTATAATATTTTTTCCATTTCTGTATGTAAGTCTGGATCTATGAAATCCAATAATTCTTCTATAATATCTGCATAGTCGGTTGTGTTAAAAAATTCAGTAGAAGTAATAACAGTCATGACTGTATCGTCATTTCCCATTTGAGCTCCATAACCTCCTCTTGGTAAACCTCCGAATAGACTCGCTTCATTTATAGTTGTTTCATCTGTTATATCTATCCTATTTATTTTATACAGCTTGGCGAAATTCTGACAAAAAATTGCTTTATTGTCAGATTTTATTTTAATTCCAGCCTTAAGCGTTTTAGAATCATGCCTATGCCTAAACTTAACTACCATTTCATCATCAAAATCATTCTTCTGTGGAAATACAGATCTTAGATATTGAAAGAGTACAGATCCATATGTATTATACTCAACTATCATTTTTACATTCTCGTTATAAAACAATTCACAAGAAATTGTGTATAAAACTTTTGCGAAGTCTTCTATAACATGTTCATTTGATCTGAACATACCAACTTGTTTAAGTTTAAAGAAATCATACATAGCACCTGGATTCTGTGAATTTATAATTTCTTCTTTATTCATTGGTTCTACTTGAAACATATTAATAACGGAATAATCACCACCATTACCCTCTGCAATATCCACTGAAAGAACCCAGAAGTTTTCAGGGTCTCTGATAGTTTCAATATCAAAGCTAGGGTCCCATGATAAAAAGCCTTTCGTGTCAATTGAAATATAATCAAATACATCAAAATCATGATAAACATATTTTTGCATACGCTTACGCATTTTCTTCAAGTCAATTGGATCTAATAATAAATTTGAAGATGAAACGAATTCATTTCCATACTGTCTATTAAACGCTTCTATTGAACCTAAATTACCTAACTCACGTTCATACCATGCATCATCTCTATCAGGATGTTCCCACCAATCAACTCGCATTGCTTTATACTCATTTTCGTCACGATCTGCCGCTGCGTAAATTTGATAAAATTTGTTAAAACCGTTAGGTGTAGATGTTATAGTAATACGAGATACCTTAGACGCAGATAATGTAGGATAAACATTTTCATAAAAGGCATCTACAATTGTTGGATGAATATGCGCAAACTCATCAAGATATAAATTATGAATAGTAAAACCAATACCGGCTTTCGCGGTAGTAGCTTGTCCAACAAGTCTACACCCATTATCACACTTAACATTCATTACATCATACTTAACAATACCAGGTTTCATAAAGAACGGAACGTTCTCAACTACAACTTTAGCCTTATCTATAATTTCTTTTGTTGAATCTGATTTATTGGCAAGTAATAGTGTGTTTTTATCAGTATTGAATATTAAGTACCATGCATTAAATATACTTGCTGTCACTGTTTTACCCATTTGACGAGCAGCTAAAACTATATTGAATCTTTCTTCTTGGAAATTTCTCAACATTGTTTTTTGATATTCTCTAAGTTTTACCTGTTGAATACCGTTATCAGTCATTACTACTGCATATTTTTCAGCAAAGTATACAATGTCTGTTGCACATCTGGCCAATTCAGTAATCTCTTCATCTGTATATTCGAATACGATATTACCCTTACGTAAGAAGTTTTTACCTTCATAGAATGGCATGGCAACCTTAGGTCTAAAACCTTGATCCATCGCTATCATCAAATCATTAACTTGTTTAGTAGACCAAACAATTTTTTCTGATAGCACATCACCCTCATCTTTGGGTATCCATTTATTATCTCCGATATATCCTTCGTTTGCCATTAATCTTCAGTAGTTTCTTCTATATCTTCTATATCTTCGTTAGCGGTGGTTTTAATTCCTGCCTGTATTGCGGCCATTAGATCCTTTGTACCTCTTTGAAGATTTTTGTTTTCTTTGCTTCCTCCAGATTCTTCTATTTCTCTAACGTCATCTCTCTTTTTATAAATCTCAATATCTCTAGCTATTCTTTTAGTAGATTCTTCAGAAGCCATTAAATACATTGTTTGTGATTTAATGATATCTAACATTGATTTTTGTAGAGTTGCAAGAACCTCAAACATTCTAGGTGCAAGTTCTCCATCATCGATAGTTTGTAAAAGAGTAGTAAGTGCTCTTTCTCCTGCTTGTAGTTGATAAATCAAAGACGACATTGTCATCTCATCCATTTTCTTTTTAGCTTGAATATATTCATCCTTTTCAATTATATCTGCATCTAGATAAAATTTCATCAGAGCTGTGATAGTTTTTTCTGCTTTCTTAGTTGCGCTACCTTTTAGTTCTTCGTAACTAATTCTTGGCACTATATCAGTAGTTGGCTGTTTCATCGGAACATCTATTGGATCAGTTTCTACATCTAATACATTTGTATCTCCAATTAAATCGTCTAACTCTTGTCGGATTTGGTCCGCTTGTTCAGATATATTCTTTTTCTTGTCTTCACTCATATTATTATATTATAATCTATATATCTTAGAATCCTGCAGTGACAAATGTATATAGTTATTTGCCCTAATAAAAATTATCTGTTCTGGTTGTATCTTCTTAATTGAATTGATGGAATTGCGTTGTCTATGACAGTTGCCAATTGGTTGTCTCTAACAACATATTGTTGTAATATATTAAGTCTCTGTTCAGCTTCAATTGGTTTTCTAAACAATCTAACATTTGTTAATCTTAGTTGACCTGGCATTAGCGACCACTGTTTAGATGTAGACCAACCATATGAAGATATGTCTTTGGTTTCATCTAATACATTTGTTATACTAT